TCATTTTTTTACAGATTGGTATTTAAACATTTATGAGGTATACATTGAAGCATGACAGAAGAAAGCATATATAAAAAATATAACTTAACAATTGATGGCAAAAAAACATTTGTCTATGCATTGAAAAGTTTAACAGTAGAAGAAGCAAAAAAAGAATTGAAAGACAGATTTAAAGACAGTAAGGTGACAGGTATAAAAAGTGAGTAAAGCATTTTGCATAGGCAATGGTGAAAGTAGAAAGGGTTTTGATTTAGAACAATTAAGACCTCATGGTAAGATATATGGTTGTAATGCTTTGTATCGAGACTTTACACCTGATGTGCTTGTTGCAGTAGACCATGGCATATGTCATGAGATATACAATAGTGGTTATTGTCAAAAGAATGAGGCATGGTTTAGAGACTGGACAAAAGTTCCTGCTATGCATTATGAAATGATGATATACGGTGCAGTAGATAAAATAACAAGAGATGAAATAAAAGATTATTATGATAAACATATTGAAAACGAAAGAACAAATGCTGAAGAATTTGTATTTCATGGTTCTAACTTATCAGGTCTTGCAAACATTATTAAGAGTGGCAAGGCACATGGTAAAACAAAAGAAATAATACAACAACAGATTAATCATTCATCAATCAATGTCAGTTGGATTAATCAACCAGATTACTCAAACAACATAACAGACTTGATAGAAAACTATAAGAAAGATTTAGGGTGGGCAGCCGGTGCTACGAGTGGTAGAATTGCAGTAGAACAAATAAAAGATTTAAAAGAAGTTTATTTAATAGGTCATGATTTAGAAAGTTATAATCACCTAGTAAATAATATATACAAAGGTACAGACCATTATGTTGCAGAACAAAATGGTAAAACACCATCAGAAAACTGGAAAATACAATGGGGTGCTTTGTTTACTGAATATAAACACATACAGTTTTATAAAGTAAATGAAAAACCTGTAGGTACTAGCGACCCTATAAATTGTGTAGTAGACTTATGGGTAAATAATAAAAATGTTGAATATATTACATACTCAACCATGCTTGACAAACTTAAATAAATGTTATATAATGGTCATCAAACTGTTATAAATAGTTATGTAGCATTGCTACAATACGAAAATACGAACAATACAATAATACGGAGGATAATATGGACTTTGAATCATTAAAAACATCATCTAGTGGTTTTGACAAACTAACTAAGGCACTAGAAGAAAACCTCAATCCTGAGGATTCAAAAAAACAAAACAAATACCAAGATGAAAGACTGTGGAAACCAGAACTTGATAAAACAGGTAATGGGTATGCAGTATTAAGATTCTTGCCAGCAACATCAGGTGAAGATATGCCATGGGTTAGATTATGGTCTCATGCATTTCAAGGACCAGGTGGTTGGTATATTGAAAATAGTTTAACTACACTAGGTCATAAAGACCCTGTTAGTGAAGAAAATACTAGACTATGGAATACAGGTGTTGAATCAGATAAAGGCATTGCTAGAAATCGTAAGAGAAAATTATCTTACTATTCAAATGTGCTTATTGTATCAGACCCAGCACATCCTGAAAATGAAGGACAAGTAAAACTGTTCAAGTTTGGTAAAAAAATATTTGATAAGATAACAGAGGCAATGCAACCAGAGTTTGATGATGAAACACCTATAAACCCATTTGATTTCTGGAAAGGTGCAAACTTCAAACTGAAAATTAGAAAGGTTGATGGTTTCTGGAATTATGATAAATCTGAATTTGAGGGTGTCTCTGCTATCGCTGATAATGATGACAGTATCAAGGCGATATGGGAGAAACAGTACCCTCTAAAACCATTCTTGGATGCCAGTAATTTTAAATCGTATGAGGAACTCAAAGAGAAACTGAATCGAGTAATTACAGGTACCAAGTCTACCGACACAGTAGAAAATGTAGACCTCCCATCCACATCTACTGGTACGGTTCAAAGTAAAGATAGCGCCTCTACGGCTTCTGCTAGTGATAGTGATGATACACTAGATTATTTTAGTAAATTAGCAGAAGAATAAGAGGTATCTCTCTCCGCTATCGTAAACTTTAGGGCATATCTAGTAATAGGTATGCCCTTTTTAGTATAAATAGTATCATGGCAAGTATATTTGACAAGATTAGTGATAAAGCAGGTGATACTAGAAAATCATCTACATGGTATAGAAATGCAGTAGCAAGTATTGCTGATACTGTAACTGCTAGAAAGTTATATAATCAAGGTAAGATTAATCAAAGACCTTCTTTAGGCAGATTAAATCTGTTTTTCTATGACCCAAAGTTTAAAGAAACATTACCTTATTATGATACCTTTCCTCTTGTATTGCCATTAGAAGGATTTAGAGGTGGGTTTTTAGGTATGAACTTTCATTATCTATCGCCAGTAATTAGATTTAGATTATTAAATCAATTGCAAAGATTTGCTACTAATAGTAAATTTGATAGTACAACAAGATTAGATGTAAGTTATCAAAGAGTAGGTGGTCTTGCAAGAGTAAAATCAACAATAAAAAGATATTTGTACAGACAAGTAAGGTCAGGTTTTATGAGAGTAGATTTACAAGACGCTCCTACAGCAGTTTATCTACCTGTACAACAGTTTAAAAAGAGAAGTGCAAGTTATGTTTACGGACAAAGTAGAGGATAAAAATGGCAATATTTAGAGGCGGAGTAAAAATATTTGGTTCAGATGTTAGACTTGGTTTAAGGAGAGATAGGTCATTAGATAATATTTTATTAGACCCAAGATTTAGACAGATAGAAGGTGGGCAACAACCTGATAATCCTAATTTAATTTCAACAAAGGCAGCTTTGATAAATCAAATGTTATCATATATTATGCAAGGAGAAGGACT